ATACAAAGCTTCATCAATATCAACGCCAACAGTCGTTTGCTCATCAAAGAACATCTGTAGGTTGGCATCAATAGCAGTTTGCATTGTTGCTGTGTCTGGTGATAACTCCGTAAACGTGAAATCAACAGGAACCGCTGTAGGTGCCAAAACTATATTGTCATCAGTCGAGGTGTTAGCAGGCAGTATCTCATCTATTTTGTCTTTAACAGTCGTCACTTCTGAGGCTGACGGTATTGAAGTTGTATCATTGTCGCGCATGAAGAAAGTTCGAACCTGTCCAAGCGGTATAGTGGTTGTTGAGCTGATCGTTCCAGTCGCCGGTGATACAGTTCCAGAATCAACAACGTAAGCAAAAGTGGTCGTATCTATAACAATAATCAACGCTTTAACGAGGTTATAACCCGCCTGATCCGCGCCGGTTATTGTTGTTCTTTGGCCGCTTTCAAAGCCGTGCACTGCACTGGTGACAACTGTGGCAATAGATGCTGCCCTTGTGATAGATGTAACCGCAACCGTGCCTATTTCAGTTCCAGCAGGCTCAACGAATACCCGCGTAACACCAGCAACCTCTTTGGCCTTGTCGGTTATATCTGCAGCGTTAAAATGTGCCACTGGGTTTTGTATTCTATCAAGATAACGCGCTTTGAATTCTTCTGTGGTTTCTTCGTCAGTACCACCGCCAATCGTGCCAAAATCGACATTTAATGTATCGTTGACATTGACCTCTGGGCTTTGCATTGCAAGCGGTGATCCCGATGCAAGGTTGGTTAACAAGCCAAATCCTGTGCTGATAACTGGAACTGATGCGCTTGTGAATTCGGCTAAAATTGTACCTGTTGCCGGTGATGATGGGCCACCCGTCACGGTATAGGTAAAAGTATCTAAACCCGTCACGGTAATGGCTGCGTCTGTTACGTTATATTCTGGCTCTACTGCGTCAACAATAGTGACCGGCACCGCTGATGCTAAATTGTGACTGCTGGTTGTGGTAACCGTAGCGATTGTTCCGCTTAGCGTAATGCTTAAAACGCTGATGCTGTTATCTGATATCGTTGCGCTCGATGTTGATGTGTATTCTTGGTCTGATGAGGTAAACGTCTTGCCGATCGGTATAAATCCACCGGCCACGCCTTGAGCTATTGCGTTGCCTGTTGCTTGGCTTGCTGGGTTAATTGTTTTGCCGAAAATAGCACCCCATCTTGGCGCTGTATCTGCGTCGGCAGTGTCAGGCATCAAACGCGCTTCTGTTGCGGTCAAATCACCGTAGAAGTCAAATATTCTGCGTGCAATGCCGTTTATTAGCGAGGCGAGCCAATGCACCAAAAGATAAGGGTTAGAATCAGGCGCGGCCCTTGCAACGTCAACGGTGACATTATCAATTACTGTTTGCTCGTTATCTGGCGTTCCTACACTCATCAAAAATTACCTGTATTTTGCCAAAGCGTGTAAATCTTCTTTTCAACTTCTGAGCCTGATCGCCCTAAAGTCACGTCGATTGTTGCTGCACCGTTTATAATCTTTGCGTTACCAACAGTAACACTAACAGCGATATTTTCATCGATAAGCCATTGTAGCCCATTTCTAACAACAACGCTCAAATCGGCCAATACTGAGCCGGTCAACCGCTCCTGTTCAAATTCCCAAGCTTTACAGCCTTGCTCAAAGCCTTCTGTTGATTCGTTGCCAAGCCAGCCGCGCCGCCTTTCTGCTTCTGGCACTTCTGCACCCGTCGCTCTGGCTTCGTTAAATATCGACATTATGATTGCAGTGTCTAGCGTCTCATCTGTCGAGATGTCACCATCATCAGTCCAGTTGAAATCGTAATAACCTCTATCATCATTTAGCACAACATCAGTGGTCATGGACTTGGAACTCCTGTGGTCGGTGGATCGCCGTGCGTATGCGTATCACTGATATTTTTCGTTCCGCTTGTTACTGTTGACCCAAGACCTGTTGTCCCGGCTACGGTCAGATTGCCAAGAGACGTTAAACCAACAACAGTCAGCGTGCCATTTATCAAAACATTAGTTGTAAACGTTGCCAAAGGCGTATCAATTGTCATGCCGACAGTCGATGTCACAACTGAATTTAGGCATGAAACGTTAACATCAGCTGAGGCTGTTACATTAGCTGTAGTAGTATTAATGTTCACGTCACCAGCGCCATCAACAACAGTGTCAATATTCAAATCACCGTTATTTTTGAAGTGGATTACTGAGCCGGTGCCAGGATGCCAAAAGGAAACTTCCCCTTGCTCTACGCCTGGCGGTCTTTCTACAGTGACACCGATAACCGCTTTACCATCACCATCAACAACTTTAAACAACTTACCATCTGGCAGATTAGAATACATCCCCCACGGAAATATCACAGCCAAATCGCCAAGCCTATCAAGTGACTTGCCTTGTTGCTGCGGGAATGTTTTACCGGCATCTTTGCCAGTTATCCTGCCCCATAAGCTGTTAAACATTATGATGCTTTCCAATATGCGGTTTGCTGTTTGCCAACAACTTTTTGGCTGAGTATCTTTTGATTGATAGTGTAAACGTCCTTTTCAACAAACTCCAATGATGTGGTTGTTGCTTGCCCTGACGATTCATTGAATGTAACCGCATTTATTAGCATAGATTGGGTTATATCAGCAGCTAACGAATTAATAAAAGCCAGCTGATTGACATCCCAAACACCACCCGACTTTTTGGAGTGGCCTTTTACGGTACAGTTAAACTCAAACGCACGCGCCCTTGCTATCTGCTTAGACCATTTTGATCTATCTGCTAGCTGTTCGTTGCTGTAGCCTTTTGATTCTACCTTTACTTTTTGCCTTCCCGCCCTTACTTCTGAATCGGAGACCCCACCGCCTTGAGATTCCACACCGGCAATGTCAGGCGACGGGGTAAAGTTCAAGGCAATGGGGTCTAACTGTCCACGGTTTATGTAAGTGTTAAAACGCTCTCTTCCACTCACACGCCATGATTGTGAAATGATGTTGTTGTCGCCTTCTTGCGTGCTGGCCAGCGTCTCACCTGATTCTATTGGTTCAGATTGAGTTATAACGATATTGCCATCACCATCAGAAGACAACAACGCCTGACGTTTCATAGCATACAAGCGAACAAAATCTAATGCATTCTGGCCAACTTTAGGCGCTGCAATATCTTCTGCGGCATTGAACGGGTCAGGATTAAGATTATCGATTACACTAATGCCTTGCCCTAAGTGCTTGATAACTATTTCTATCAAAGATTTTAGAGTCAAATTTCCTGTTGCTCGGATGTCAGGAATAACGTTTATATCTGAGTCGATAAAATCTAGGGTCTTGTCTCTGCCCTCATATGTGACAAGGTGGGAGCCTTCCGACTCGTTGCCGTTAACAGTATCAATATAACCGTCGAGAACCTGGCTACCATCAACAATGCACTTTACATTGTCGCCATCTTTAAAGGGCGGGAATCCGTCAACAGCTGAGGCCGTAAAAGTAAAATCATTAGCCATTGTATCAAGCGCAACAGTCACAGACGCATCAATAAAATCTGTGTAGGTTACGCCGTTAACTTCAAGCTCAATCATGCGGTTAATATCTCCACGTCACCCTCAACAAAAGCATTATATTTTATGTTGTTGATGTCGGCTATTGTCGGCACAAGCTCAGTCGAACCGTAATATTTATAGACCAATACCGATAGTGGTATTCTGCGCGTGTTGATAGTTATCACTTTGCGGGTATTCAAAAGCGCTTCTGATAATGCTGCATTGGCCTGCACTCTTAGATCATCGAGTAATAACAAAGACTGATTTGATAACGTTGGCGATTCTCTTAGCGTATTGTATTGGGCCTCCAAAGAATCATTAGCCATCAGCAAATCATTCTCATTCGTGTATTCGATTTGAACAGAGGCCAAGTAAGCACCGCTTAATGCCTGCCCTTTGATATTGTCCCGCAACAGATCGCGGTTTTTAGTGCGCTCAATGCGTCCTGCTGTATCTTGCTTTAGCACTGGATCGTCATCGCCAAAGCCGAACATCTCAGTTATAACGCTAAAGGTGTTTGTTGCTGAGCTGTACAAATTATTCAACGATGCGAATAAGGCAACGTTACCCGTCACGAAGCTTATAGGGTCATTAACCAGCGTTGAAACGTTATTCGTGTAACCATTTAGCAAGCTGCTGAAATCGTTTATTTCATCTGCTAAAGGCTGTATTTTCTTAATCGCTGCGCTGAATGACTCAGGCACACCCAAGGCGCTTTGTATTGCGTCAGCGTAATTGCCGGTGTTGGTGCTTGTTATGCCATAGCCTGCCGTGAAATCATCTACAAGCGACAAATCAAAGGTACTGACAGCGCTTTGAACCTTGCTTGCAATGCGTGATGAGCTGATAGGTGTTCCCACGCTGTCATCAATGAAAAATTCCATCGATATTTCAGCACGGCCTAGCTCGTTTATTTTCTCTTCAAGCGTATAGGTGCCAGCCTTTACATTCTCGACGCTGCCGAATGTAGGATGTATTAACGTGCCTTTCTCGCCATCCTCAAGCACAC